ACTCTGCTTCCGTGCAGAGTTGAAGAAGTTTTTCACGCATTAGCTCCGTCATGGAGTTTCCAGGTACCTCTATGTCGTCCAAAATCATCAAATCTGCGCGACTTCCGGTTAGCTGTCCAGTTATACCCACGCTTTTGACGCTTGGGGCTTGGTGAGGTGAACAATTTACGTCGAAGCTGATGCGACTCCAACGAGAATCTTCTGCTTTCGGTCTGAGGTGATTGAGCCATGGTGTTTCAATGATAAGTTTCTGTAAGAAAATGGACATGTTATCGGCTCTTTCTTTAGAGGCCGATATAATCATTATCTTTCGTTCTGCATCTTTGAAAAGAGTCCAGAGAACAAACGCTCCAGTAATCCATGATTTACCAACACCACGGAAGGCTTGGATCTGGAGACGTTTCGGACCGTGTTGTAAGTAGTCAGCAATTGCGTACTGTGCACGTGTTGGATGAGGTAGGTCAAGTTGCTCCCATAATGCTTGTAAGAATAGCTTAAAATCGTCTTGTAAGGCGGTTAAAACATTAGTCATAAGGTTATGTATATAAGAATCATTTCAGAGGCCTTCTAGACCCCTGTGGTGTCCTCTTGTTCAATATCCTCCTTATTGATCCTAAGCTTTTCATCGACAACTTCCTTTTTTTTATTTCTTTCGACTGTATTTAAACCCATGTATTCTGATATACCAAATTCTGGTAAACCTTCTATCATAGATCCTCGTTCTCTAGCCTGCTGTCCTCTTAATAATTCAGGAGATAAATTCTCTGGTGTACCAGCACCAGGTGTAGATTGAGGTAGAACTTTAGGTATATTTTCATCCATAAATGCCTTTAATTCTGGGTTATTACCTTTCTCAAACATCCACTGCATGGCGGCTAATTCCGCCTCTCTACGTAGACCGCCACCACCTCCTTTAATTCCCAACTTTGTTAGATTTTTAAGCAGGTCTGGAGTTACAGTTTTCGGCCACTTTGTACCTGATAAAACACCATAAATTTCTCTTACAAATTTACCAGATACTCTAGCTTCATTCGCAAAATCAGCTGCAATAAGTTCTTCTTTTGTATTCTTAGTGCCTAAAAGTCTTTGTATTTCTAATGGTATACGTTTATTACTTTTTTCTAGATTTAATGCAGCAGGTAAAAGTACATGATTTCTCCAATGTTCCCAGCCTGCAGCATCATGATCATCTAAACTTATAGCATTAATATGATCATCATGTATAAGTTGATTTATAAAACGTTTAGGTGCTTGAAGTCTTTTTCTTAATGTTTTATAATGGCTACGTGCATCAGCTTCACTATAACCATTTCTTTTAGCATAATCTAAATAGTCTTCTAATGTAAAAGTTTTATTTAAAGTTTCAGCACGTTTATCAGCTACTTCTAGGAATTTTGCTGTTAATGATTTTGGGCTAAAGTTACCTTTACCTTTAGGATCTAAATACCATTTATCATTAGCATATTCAAAATAAGGAAAACCTTTTAATGTACCATGTAATATACGGTATGCTAATGCTTCCTTTCTATAGGCTCTCCAGTCAGGGTTTTTAGTATCAAGCTTAACTTTCGGCTTCGCCATCACGCAAGTCCTCTGTTTCTTCTTCTGTTACTTGATTGGGATTCGAGTTTGGTTCCTCCTCCTCTTTTATGGGAGACATCCAGCTTATCGCCATTACCATAGGTACCTCTTTTACGGTTTTCACGGTTAAGTTCTACTCGTTTAGCGATTTGTAATGAACCTCTATTATAACGAGCTTGTTGTTTAACTCTTCGTTTCCTAGCAGATGTATTCTTTTTGTAATATTCAGACGTGCTTTGTACCATAAAGCCTCCTTTGAACTAATTCAGGATCAATTTTTGGCATTACTTTACTTAATTTATCAAGTGGATTACCTTCATAAGCCACTCCAGTGACATCATTTGTCTTCAGCCAGTCACAGGCTGCTTTAAGTTCATGAGCAGAAGCCTCGCCACTCTTGACTCGTTTAAGGAATTCTTTAGTGACGAGGTTATGAAGCTCATTGAAGTTTTCTTCTGGTGCTTTTTTCATTATTCAAAATACTTTTTATTTTCAGGATGCTTTTTTAACCAATCATCTAATGCTTTTTGGCTTTTAAATCCTGCAGCTTTATAAGCTGGTTGACCTCTACCTCTAGTTTTACTTAAAACTTTAAGATCTTCGTTAGCCATTCTCTCCAGGGAATAGGTTTTTTCTTACTAGAACTACTGCAGCATCATCGATGGTGTTGTCGGTAGACTTAGCATAAGCTTCTAAAAGGTCTACAACTAGTTTTTTAACTGATTTAGAACTCAAGAAGGTGAATAGTATTGGCTTAATTAGTAGAATCATTGTTTTTAGTGGTTTCTGTTGTTAATAATGACACAATAGGAACGATATCGTTACACATGTGCTCGACGCGTGAACCAGGTCTAAGGGTAAAACCCTTTTTCATTAGTTCGGCGCACTTTAGGGCGCGTACTAGTTCATAGTCCACGCGCATCTTTTCATTCTGACGTCTAGCTAGAGACTTACACATCTCAGTGATGGTACCATCCATAGGAACCATGAAGTTTATTTGAGCGCCATAGTTCCAGCCTCTCGAATAACTCTCTGGATCGTATGGTTTGTTCTCACTAGCTAACCAGAAAGGAGAAAAGGTCATGGTAGGCCCATTACAGGCTATACCACGACCATTATATCCTCCCATTTGTTGTCTTGAAGGTGCACCATTGTTTTGGAATTGCACTGCTTGGTTGGTGACATTGCCAGTTGCAGTGCTTTCAGGTGCCGCTGTATTGTATGTTTCATCCCCTTCAGCGTAGACAGGACTCGCTATTGCGAGAAGACTGATAAGGATGTAGTTGTAGCGTTTGTTGAAATTGATCTGTCTATGTCGATTGTTTCTAAAAGAACTAAACCAGTTGTTGCATCTGCTGTTCTGGTTACTGTCTCCAGTTGAAAGTCTTCCCCTGCTGTAGTTAAATTGAATACAGCGTCTGAGGCTGTTATCCCTCCAGAAGTGGCTGAAGTAGCTGTAATGTTTGTACCAGTCCAGCTGTTTAATTCTCCGCCATAGACTTTTTGTTCGACCGTCTCTGTTACGGTCTGAACTGTGGTGGTAGTTGCGTTCATCGAGCCTTGTGTAAAGGCTGGTGTTACTGTGTTTGCTCTTGCCACGGAGGGGGATAACAGTGCTAAGAGTATTAGCCATCGTTTCATTCGTCTTTCTTTTTAGCCATAGGACAATTTATGGGTGTTTGATTACCTTTATCCTTTGAATTACCTGTAGAAAGTCCGAAGGTAGCAAGCGCTCCAGTGAAAACGGATGCTACAAAAGTTATATCGGAGTTTCCAGCTTTCTTTATCATTGGTAATTCAACGTAATTCATAGTAATTATGAAGCCTGACCATACGACAACACCTAGTCTTACGAATGTACCTAGGATTTGTATCTGGTGTTCTTGATCTTCTGCAGCATCTTTCAGCTTATCCAGCAGGTTCTTCGGCTTTTTTATCGGTGTTTCCATTAAGTTTCTTTTGGATGCGTTTAGCTAGTTGCATAAATAAAGGTTTGAACACCTTCACACAATGTTTAAATAAACTTGTAGCAGTTAATGTAGCAGCTACAGAAATAAATGCTGTAGTAGCTGCTGTTACCATGATTTCTTCTTGAGGAATTGGTATCGTAATATCAGTGAACGGTATGTTAACTCTTTGTATTTCAGTATGAGATTGTTCATTATCTTCTTCCTCTTCTTCAGTACCTTCAGGACCTTGTAAAGCACCAGATGGTACTAACATAGGTTTAAAAGAAGGTAAATCTGCTGAAGGTGCATCTAAAATAGGACGTGGTAGGTTTGGTGGACCAGGTAATATTTGTGTTGGAAGATTAAATGAAGGTAAAAGTGGTGGCCCTATAATGTCGGCCAAGCTTCTAAAGCGTCATCCTTTATTAATTTAGCTAAAGCATCTGTATCCGCACATGCTGCAATCTGATCCTCTCTTGCTTTACATTTTGTCCTTATAGCTGTACGATGTGTTGTAATATTAGAAGGCACAGCAGAACCACCCTCTTTCTCACGAATTACCATCCAATCTGTATCGGTTAAGAGCTTCCTAGCCGTATTTTTTTGGGTTTGAGTCCAGTCAGATTTTAGATCAGCAATTGGCTTAGGAGTATCCGGTGCTGAATAGAATCTTTCATCATAATCAGCTATTTCAGTAATGCCAGCAGCTGCACGTGAAGAAGGTGTACTATTTGCTAGCCACTTAGAGGGATACTGTGTACCATTTGAATCTCTAAAAGCAACACCCTCTTTTAAAATCTTTCCGTTTAATTTATATGCCATAATATTTGAATTAGTTGATTATTGATCTTCTAGAATTATACCATCGCTCTCCCAAGCAAAAACTTCTGTTGATGCCGCACCAGAGTCATGATGCCAAGTAGAATTATTAAATGTAGATATGCCGCTTAAAGAGAACCAACCGGCAGTCCCGTTTCCAAGTGCACTTACCACAGCGTCGCCATAATTAGTCCCGTTAACTGTAAAATCACTATCATCTACAGAACCACCACAAACTACATACACCCGAAAGCTACTAACAGTTAGCGCCCCAGAGCTGCCATTTTCAGCGTCCCAAGTGACGGTGGAATCATCATAAGGTTCACATGGACCACTCGTGCTGCCGTTGAACATATTTGGAGCCTCTGATCCTGTTTTATATCCAGCACTTGCACTAACATCATCACTAAATGTGTGTTCAGAAGTATGCCAAGTATCACCTCCACCAGCACTAGCACCGGAGGCACCCGCTCGGATGCCTGTATTACTTAAAACCGACATTATGTTGCTCCAAGATTATCTGTAGCTACCACATGTATTTTACCAGCTGCTTGTACGATGTAATCAACCCTGCCTATTTTATTCTCGGTGGCGGTGAAACTTGGTGCTGTACCACCTGCAAAATACCATTGATTTTCCCAAGTTGGAGCCGCACAAGTAGTGCTACCTTGAACAATAAAAATTGAACCTGATTGACCAGCTACTTCTGTTGAAGGATTGGCGAATTCAATACTGCTGTGACCAGTAGTTAATATGAAATTATTACCAGCCCCAAAGTCAATAGTAATGCTGGTAGCAGAAGTTAAAGTATTAATATTGCCACGTTGAGAACCAGTCCAAGTTTGATCTTTAGATAGATCTAGTGAAAATTCAGTTGAACTGATTGATAAACCATCACCTGCTGTATAAGTAGTATTAGTATCAGATACAGTATTAGCAAAGGTAATCTTATCACTATCTCTAGTAATTGATAAACCTGCACCAACTGCTAAGACAACATCATCTGTACTGCTACCACTTCCTCCAGCTGTAAGTCTAATTTTCTCTTCAGATGTACTATCCCCATCAACACAGGAGACAGTATAAGTTGTATTAGTATCAGATACAGTATTAGCAAAGGTAATCTTATCAACATCTCTAGTAATTGATAAACCTGT